CGTGCGGAGCACCATGCCATCGTCGAGGCGTTCCCAGGTGTCCTCCTTCACGGTGAAGGCAAAGGACGACTGGTTGATATCGCCGCGCTTCAGCCCCTCGATGAGTTCATTGCCGAGCGCGGTGTCGGGTGCATCGAAAGCATAGCGCAGACCGATGTCGTCTATTTCCAGTTCCAGGCTGTTCCCGACGGCCGACTGGGGCACATTTTCTCCGCGGCGGCGGGCAAGGGCTCCGCGCGAGCTGTCATGGTTCAGCCAACACATAACGTCGCTGTTAGGTAACACACCGTCCAGCGCGTGAGAGTCTATCACCTCGATGATGCCACCAAGGTCGCGGCTCTCGCTGTTGAAAACAAGTGCGTAACCTTCCACGCGGCGGCTGTCGTCGCCCATGGCGCGAGTAATGCACTTGTCGCAAAATCGTCTTTCTTTCATATCCAAAAAAATTGGTGTCTATTAGTGTATAATTTTAGTGTAACACAAATGCCCCGCTTCACAGCGAGGCATTCTGACTATTAACTATAAATTATAAAATCATGAATTACTCAGTAGTTTGTTCAGCTTTAGCAAGTGGTTGCATGTTGACTTGAAGGAAGTGGTCATCACCGCCTTCAATGGGTTCGAGGTTGAGCTCTTTGCGTACCTCGTTGGGTGATAGAGCACCCACATTGAACATCTCGCGGAAGTAGGTCGAGCGGCTGCTCATGTCAATGCGAAGCACGCCGCTGACATCGAACTTCACATCTATCTTGCCTTTTTCATCAGCACGGAAAAGTTTGCGCTCGAACTCGAGCTCTATCTTCTCGAGGATAGGCGACAGCGTGTCGGTGAGGAAGGCCAGCTGCGTGGCTTCTACGGTGCTGTAGCTCGACTTCGTAAGGTCGAAGCACTTCACCGGAGAAACACCGAAGAAGCGGCAGATGTCTATCACGCTGTATTGGCGCGTCTCGAGCAGTTGTGCGTCGCTTGGGTTGACGGTTATGGACTTGAATTCCATGTTCCCTGGGAGCACTGCAACGCCGTTAGGAGTGCCCACAGGACCGAATGAGGTGTTCCACTTCGACTTGATGTCGTCGGCCTGTTTTTGATTGAGCGGCCCCTGCACTGTAAGGATGCCGCCCACATTAGCGCCGCCGCTGAAGAACCCGCGCGCGTGCGACTCGCTGGCATTGGCCAAGTTGATTGAATTGGTGGCATAGGCCAGCGTGCTGACACCGTGGATGCCGTCGTAGCTGTAGTTAAGGATGTGAATCATGTCCTCGGGAGGTACTTCACCGGCAATGCCCGCCACGGTGTAGCTGATGGGTGACTCGTCAATGAGGCCATGCTCGACTACTGTCACATAACTGGCAGGCAAGAACACCAGCGACCTCGCGTTACCGGCACCGTCGCGCTTGATATAGGCGTAACCGTTACCATACAGCAGCATGGAGGTCACCAGCTGCTTGATGAAGGTGTAGCGCGTCATCAGCTTGTTAGGCTCGCGCGACAGCAGATAATAGGAAGGATGCCTGGTGAGTTTACGCTTGTATCCCTTTTCGTCGATGCCGAACGGCTCGATGGGAAGCTGTGCCACTGAGTCGCTGATGACCTCGACACAGCGGTATACTGTCGAGAGGGTGAGCGGGTCGGATATCTTTGCGCCCGCGTGGCTGTAGTTCAGCGCAATGCCGCAAAAGCCGCGCTCCTCAGCCTGTTGTTCCTTCTTTGCCACTTGTGGCTTGTTTCGTTTAAAGATGCTCATGTTGTGTATATTTCGTTAGCATAATGCGGTGTTTCCAGATATACACCAAGTGCTTGTATAGCTGCAATCACGCCGTCTATCTTCTTTTTCTCAAGTCCTTTGTTGGGCTTGCAGTTGCCGTTGTGGTCATACTTGAGCTGCACATTCCTGAAGCAGAAGCGAGTTATTTCGTTATCATCAAGTATCACTCGACCGCTTAAAATTAGCCTCTCAAGTTCCCTTGTGGGCTTATTGAAGTTGCCTATTGCCTGACTATATTCCTTGAGCGGCAAGCCTTTCTCGGTAGCGTCTATAGCCCATTGCACGGCATTCCACTTGTCGTAACCTATTTCAGCAATACTTAGAGCGTTCCCCAGGGCCATTAGTTCGTTGGTGATATAGTCATAGTCTGTGACATTTCCGGGCGTTACATGGAGTAAACCCATTCGCTGCCAATAGCGATATGTCTCTCGCTCTGCTCTTTCAATGAGGGCGCTCTCGGGGAGATAGTAATCAATCTTGAAGTGATACATCCCATCGCTAACAACCATCTTGGCAACGGCCGTCAAGTCGCTTGTACTTGCGAGGTCAACACCAACATAACATAGCGCATCTTCACCAAAGCCCTCGAGCTCTACCTTCTGCGTAGCATCTATGATATAGTGCTCGGGAATCCATACGTCAGCCGTGTCTACCCATCTGTTGAGGTTCTTCGTGACCGTGCTTGTCTCCTCGCTCGGGTTGTTCTTTGCCTGCTGCACTTGACCGCGAAGATACTTCCGCGTTACTGTGATGTCAAGGTTAGGATTAGCCTTCACCCATACTGCTTCATCCGCCCAGTCATCCCCCTCGTCTAAGCTGAAGATACTCACGAATAGCTCATCATCTTGTTTGAGGCCCTTAAGCACTTCCACTGATACACTTCGCAGCTGGTAGCAAGGCAGCGTCTTGTCGAAGCCTGCCGTGGTGATGGTGCAGAGATGGGGGTTCTGACGCATACCCATAGAGCTCTTGATGACATCACGCACGCGTGAGTTCTTTGCAGCATGATATTCGTCAATCAGGCCAAACGAACAGTTAAAACCGTCGAGTTTAGAGTCGTCTGCTGCAAGCACTCGGAGCCGCGACCGCGTCTTGTCAAAAAATATATCGGCTCGAAAGGACCGCAAAACCCCGCCTTTCGGGTCAATTGTTGCGGCATAATTGCGACACATGTCAAAGCATATCTTCGCTTGGTCTTTGCTATTAGCGCATAGCAACACCTCTGCGCCTCCCTCACCATCGGCCACGAGAAAGTAGAGGCAGAGCGCTGCCGCGAGTGACGACTTGCCATTCTTTCGCGCTACTTCAATATAGCTTGTCGAAAATCGCCTATTATCAGTGCCGGCCCAATAGAACCCGACAATATTCGCGACAACGAATGACTGCCACGGCTCAAGAATAAAAGGCTTGCCGTCGCTTTTGCCGGTGAAGTGCCTAAGCAGAGAGATGAACCTTTCGGCTTTAGCGACCACTTCCGGCCGGAAGTCGAATCGCGGATCTGTTAGGTCGGTCAAGAACCGGCGGCAAGCGGTCACCATCAAGTCGCCTGCTACCTGCCTACCTTCGGCCACAGCATGGGCATAAGCTATATATGTTGGGCTAATTGGCAAGGTCTTTGAAATATTGATCGAGCGGCGATAGCTCCTCCTCCTTCACTTCTCCGCGCTCAAGGCGCTTGCGAGCAAGAGCGGTTAGCCCATAGTTCTGCATGATCTCCATCGCCTGACGTGTCGCGCCATTGGCAACATCGACGGCGGGGTTCTTGCGGACATTGCCTTTACTTGAGGTTAGTAACACTCCCTTTTCGGCCAGCTCACGGCTAGCCGCTATAAGGGTGTCAAGGTGATAGGCAAGCAAGCCCATGGCGGCGTAATCTACTGGTCTGAGCTTACCGCTCATCTCTAGGAAAGAGATTGCCTGCGCCATGTAGTCCTTCACTGCCTTCTCTCTCGCGTTGTATATCCTGGATTCTAATATTCGGTCCATATATCTGATCTAGTTTTTTAGCTTCTTGTTCTAAGTTAATTCCCTTTGTAGTCCCATGGCGATGGAGCCAGCCGTGGCACTCCTCGCACAAGGCTACGAGATTAGTGTAGTCAAACGCTCTGAAGCGGGCCATCAGCCCTTCGTAGTTGGTAAAGCTGTCAGCATGATGCACATGGCACGCCAGTGTGACAATGCCGCGCGCGTCGCACAGCTCGCAGACAGGATGGTCAAATAGATAAGCAAGGCGAAGCGCACGCCACTCTTTCGTGGCATATATTTTCGTGCGCTGCTTCCGAGCTTCGGTCATCTTCCATGATGTCCGCTTGTGTGGCTTCTTATGTGCCCTGTTGATTGCCGGCATAACTATCTATTTGCGCCTCATAGGCTTTAGCTCGCTTGATGTATTCGCGAAGCGTGTTGTAAAAAATTCTTTTAAATTCTGCGACAAAATCGCCCGATTTGTATCTCGCTGTCATGCGGCAATAGGTGTCCTGGAAGACTTCAGCGGTGATGTCATCTCTGATCAAGTGATCTAGCTCGTGATAGTGCTTGACGATCAAGCAGGCGACCTCCGCATTAGGCGCGGCCGCCTGCGTATAGCATGAAGACCTTCGGAACTTATCCCCCCTGCTTCTCATGGCCCTCCTCGATAAAGTTGAGCAGCACCACTCTCACAAGGTCGCTTCGGGTGCAATTCCATTGATCAGCCAATACAGAGAGTTCGTTGTCTATGTATGGGGTAATTCTCACCCTCAGCGCAATGTCTTTATTCACTGTCTCATCGCTTGTTATCACCTTTTTGCCCATAATGCAAAGATAGCAAAAATCGCGAACTTTTGCAAACCTAATTCTGCTTTTTAAGCTCGTTAATAAGTCTATCCGCGAAAATCACGGCCTGCTGGCATTGCCAGTCTATTGAGCCGGTGAATGAGCGTTGCAGTGCCGGGAGCATCGCCTTGGCGATTTCGTATCGCCGTTGTTCCCAATCAATTCGCTTGGTCTTAATTTTTGTATGTTCTTGTATCATAGATCAATCGTTTTTCAGTTGTTCGGTTTTTCCGAACACCTCGTTTATAATGTCATTAAAGTCTTGCACAGGGTCGCCCATCATAGCAGTGAATGCATTGGATGCCATCTCCGCCGTGTCGGTACTTTCCTCTTTCCAATGCTCCTCAATATAGTCTGGGAGTGGTTGGTCGCTCTGTTCGCTGTACCACTGCTTGTAGAGTACTACAACTTGTTTGATAGTTTCTTTGTCTGGTATCATAATTGAAAATCTTTTTTGAATTGTTCAATCATTGCCATTCCGTATGCTGAATCATCATACACTTTTGTTTTCAGCCACTCAATCACCTTGTTGGGGTTGAGTGTCTTGCCTTGCTTTTCAATTTCATGTTTTGCGTCGCATATGCCTTGCAGGTAGGCATCATCAATTTCTCTTTTACGAGTATTCTTTTTTTCACCTTGCTTTTCAAGCCAAGCAAGAACACTTTCTTTTGAAACATGATAACAATCTTCGCATTCATCGCCAGTAGTATCATGTATCATTTCAATTAGTGCCTTCCTTATCCTCTCGTCCTCGCTCATCGTGAGTTCGGGGAAGATGTATTCAGCAATGTTCTCACTATCCTCTTGCAGAGGATGCTCGATAAACTGTCTTGCTCTTACAAGAGCCGCATTGTATTTTTCTTTGTAGTCCATAATCATTCTGCTTTTGGTTTTTGTGGTAATTCCGAACTACTTATCATTTTGCTGACGTCAGCAATATGTTCGGGCGGTGCTGGCCTCGGCATCCAGTGGGACACATGACCAAGTGTTACCTTGCCATCTGCACTTATGCCGATATGCGCATCACTCTTAACAAAGAAATCAACTATTCCTCTGCAAACATCTGCCTTTATGAATTGGCAAGCGGTAAACCAGTGATTCCCTTGTATGTCTTGCATTGCAAGGATGGCATCACCCTTTTTCGGGAGCTCATCCTCTACCGAAATCCAGTTTGTGTGGCTGTCTGCCCATTCCAACGCAAAGGTCAATGCCTCCATCTGGTCGCCCGTCAGGTCGTGTCTCTTGGTTCCCCACGCAAGTACAAGCTGCCCCTCCCTGCTATTGCAGTAGTTATCGACAGCCGTCTCGAACTTGGCTTTAAGTTCTGGGTCGCTGTTAATGATTCGCAGTATATATTCCATGTTATTTTTCATAAGTTTATTATTATTTCGATTAATTGTTTATATTGTCCTTGATAGGGCAAGTCGAGCGACATGATGTCGCGGATTTTCGCCATTGCATAGGCTGCCGACGTGTGATGCCTTGCCATGAGCCATCCTACTTCATGCTGGGTCAAGCCCTGCCACTGCAAAGCCCACATGACGATGTGCCGTGCCATTGCGATGTGCGGATTGCGGCTCTTACCAATGACGGCCGCCGGTGATACCTTGAGTTCCTTGCACACCATACGCAGGGTGTCATCACGCATGGCTGTCAGTTTTTTGATTTTGTCGTTGCTCATGACACCAATCTCACGTTTGCCGATTCCCATAGTTCGTCCTCGATGCGCTCCCAGTCTATCTCATCGCTGATGTCACGGCCATCTTCCACGGCCTCATGCACGGTGAAATCCTTGAAGCGAAAGAAATGGTTAGTGAAGACTTCGCCGGTCGGTTCTTCTTCGTTTTCCTCCCAATGCTCGTAGTTAGCATCCACCACAACGATGATGCCGCCATGCTCGCACACACTTTGCAGTGTGATGTCATCGCTCATCCACCACTCACAGCCCATGAGGGTAAGATCGCTGATGATTTCGTTTTCAATCTTTGTTCTTGTTTGAGTAGTCATAGCTTAAATTTGCTGATTTTTGACAATTAAAACCTAAAATTTGCCTTCCGTGTGAAGATGAC